TGAGCCAGCGGAACGCACGGCATGAGTCACGACCGCACCGACACTATCCGCCTGCCGGCCGAAGAAGCGCGGTGCGAGCCGTCAGCAAAATGCGTGGTCCGTGGCACATGCGCTCGGTATCAGGCCGCGATCCCTGCGAAGTACGGCAGCGTGACGGATTTCAGCTTGGACGCGAACGGCGGCGGCACTGTGCTATGCGCTGGGTATCTCAACTCGCACCAGTACCGCAACCTGCCGATACCGATTGCCAGGCCGCGGCACTTCGGGCCGCTCGAATGAAACTTGACCCGCAAAAGTCGCTAGAAGCGATGCACGCCACCGGCCCGGTGCTAGCGCAGGCCAGGGCGGATAGGGTTTGCGCGGAGGAATACCGCAAGTCGCTCAAGGCTATCCTGATGAAAGAGCACGCGGCGCTGCCGGCCGTGGCCCAGGAGCGCGAAGCCTACGCAGACCCGCGCTATTTGGCGCACCTGGACGCGCTCAAGACGGCAGTCGAGGCCGAAGAGGCGGCACGCTGGCGCATGGTGACGGCGCAGGCGGCGGTGGAGGTATGGCGGAGCATGGAAGCAAGCAATCGAGGAATGGACCGAGGAACCAGATGACGAGAAAACGAAGGCCGACGACGATCAATTACCTGTCGGTGGCGGCACTGATGCGGGCGCTGCTTGACGGCCCTGCAACGGTCAAAGACCTGATGCACGAATCCGGGTTGAGCGCGTGCACCTGCCGGCGGTACGTCAACGCACTGCGCAAGGCGCGCGTGATCCACGTCAAGCTGTGGGATGTCGATTCCTACGGCAAGCGCTCGTTGGCAAGCTATGCGATAGGGGACAAGGACGATGCACCACGGACGCCGAAAAGCAACGCCGAGCGCGAGGCGGCGAGGCGCGAGCGGCTGCGGCAGAAAAACCGCACCCGGCGCATCAATGGGATCGTGCAGGCAAGCGTGACAGCATGAATATCAAGACGCTGCACGATATGCGACTGGCGATGGGCTTCTACGCCGTGCCGTGCGATGGCTGCACGCTCTGCTGCCACGGTGACGCGATACGGATACTGCCGCACGAGGACGCCGGCCGATGGCAGACCGAGCCGCACCCGTACATGGCTGGCGCGCTGATGCTGGCGCACAAGGCGAACGGTGATTGTGTGTACCTTGGCGACGGAGGATGCACGCGCCAAGCAGACAAGCCGCAGCAGTGCCACGAAATGGACTGCAGGAACATTGCGCAGGCGTTTACGAAATCGCAGGCGAAGCAGTTGCACGCCAGAAACGCCAGAAACGCCATGAAGATAGAGATATGGCGGCGCGGGCATGAATTGATGCGCCAGAAAATGATTCAGAAATGAGACGTGCAGCCCGGGTCGATGCCACGCAGGCCGAAATCGTGGCAGCACTCCGGGCCGGCGGCGCTTATGTGTGGATATCGGGATTACCCCTAGACTTGATCGTCGGATTCCAGGGCAAAACCGCTCTTGTGGAGTGCAAAACGAGAATTGGACTCCGCAAACCGCGGCCAGCAAAGTACACAGCGCTGCAAACGGCATTCATGCGCGAGTGGACAGGAGACACTGTTGCAACCGTGACCGATGCGGAAGGCGCAAGGCGACTTTTGGAGGTGATGCGTGATAAGTGAGCGACTACTAACTCCGGGTCAGGAAGGATCGGATGAGGCGCTAGCTATCGTGCGAATGCTGTACGTCACGACACCAGCCGGCGGCAGTCTGCTGCCCGACATCTGCGGGCACTTGGCAATGAGCCAGCCGGTAGCCAAAGCAGCGCTCAAGGGTCTATATTCACGCGGCAGGGTGTGCACCGACGGGCATGGGATGGGCGCGCGGTGGGTGATCAAGGAGAGGGAAAGCACCTAGAAGAAAGTTGATCCAGATCAACACGCGTTAGCGGTAACTGGATATAGTTGAGTCATCGGATCAGCAACTAGACGGAGAAACCAAATGATGAAAAGCACCCAAGCCGAACAAACACGCGACGAAGCGATTGAACAATTCAACGAGCGCATGAGCAATGCCTGCACAGATGCCGATCGCGCAGAAGCTACCCGACTGCTGGCTGGTCGGCTATGCAGCATGGCTGACGCGCAGCGCCTGTGCCAGGCCTGGTATGCGCAGCAAGAGCAAGCGACCCGCGAGGCTAGGCAATGAGTGACATCGTGCAAAAACTGCGCGACCGTAAGCAAGCGGTCGCGTGGAGTCGAGGGCAGGATACCGACTACCCGACGAAGTGGGAGTCAGATGTGCTTTGCCAGAAAGCAGCCGAAGAAATTGAAGCGCTGCGCACTTCGCTGGCGCACTGGAAAGTGTTTGCCGAACACGCGGAAGGTGAGCGTTCGCGGTTGCGCGAGGAACTAGAGTGCGTGCGGCAAGCGCTTCCGGAGATGTGGCGCGGCAGTGTGATTTCCGTTGCCGTGTCTACGCTGGCGGCCGAAAGTGCGGTCCTGAAGGACGCGACCAAGTGACCGCAGCCACTAACGCCCAACGCCAAGCCGCACTAAAGGCCCGGCGCAAAGCCGCAGGGCTGGTGCCGGTGACTGTGTGGGTCTATCCTATAAGTCGTGACGACGTGAAAGAGTTCGCAACGGCAACGGTCGAAGTGCATGGAGCACTGTCAAGGCAAAAGTTGCAGAATGAACGAATCGGTTCATAATGCGACCACTATGGCTGAATTAAATTCAGGAGTGAAAAGGTCGCGCGGCAGGCCGAAAGGCGCTAAAAGCCGTTTGCCTGCCGAGGCCAAGGAAGTGATTGCCGCCGCCGCTGCGTGCCTGGGCGGGACTGAGCGATTGATTCTTTGGGCGAAGGAAGACCCGAAGAACGAATATGCCTTCTGGGCGACGATTTATCCGAAGCTGCTGCCGCTCACGGTGAACGCGCACTTGACGGCGAATTTGGTGTCCGAGCTTGCGGCGTTGAATGCTTCCGCAAAACCTGCTGACTGAGGTCCAGTTTGCTGCGCTTCGCTGGCGGCAAGGCGGGCCGGCGCTGTTCGCGCAAGAAGTTCTAGGCGCGACACCGACGGATCAGCAATGGGAAGCCAGCCGGGCGATTGTTGATCGGCGCCGGGTCAGTATTCGCAGCGGCCACGGAACCGGCAAAAGCACGTTCATGGCATGGTGCGTGCTGTGGTTCCTGGCGTGCTATTTCCCGGCCAAGGTTCCGGCTACTGCGCCGACTAGCCATCAGCTAGAAGACGTGCTGTGGTCAGAAATAGCCAAATGGCACCGGAAAATGGCCGAGAGGTTGCCGTCGCTTGCGGCGCAGTTCGAGTGGTCTGTCGGCGCTTTCCGCATGAAGGCGGCGCCGAATGAGTCATTCTCAGTAGCTCGCACCAGCAGGCCGGAGCGCCCGGAAGCGCTGCAAGGGTTTCACGCCGAGCACATCCTATTCTTGATAGACGAAGCATCTGGCGTTGCGGATAACGTCTTCGAGGTGGCCGAAGGCGCGCTGTCTACTGAAGGCGCATTTGTCGTCATGGCAGCGAATCCGACCAGGCAGTCGGGCTACTTCTTCGACTCGCATCACAAGATGCGCAGCGCATGGGCGGCACTGCACTGGAACGGCGAAGATAGCCCGATGGTGTCGCGGACGTATATCGAGAACATGGAGAAGAAATACGGTCGGCATTCGCCCGTGTTCAAGGTCCGCGTCCTGGGTGAGTTCATCGGTGCCGTTGATGGCGTGATCAGCCTGGAATTGTGCGAGGCGGCGAGAATCCGCGACATTGAGCCGAACGTGGCGGCAAAGGTGATATGGGGCGTTGACGTGGCACGGTTTGGGGATGACAGCAGCGCGCTAGCGAAACGGCGCGGCAACTGTCAGATGGAACTGGTCCGCGAGTGGTGGGGCAAAGACACCATGCAGACGGTCGGCATCATTAAGGCGGAGTGGGACAAGACGCCACCCAAGGACAGGCCGGAAGCGATCAACGTGGACGTGATCGGCATTGGATCGGGCGTCGTGGATAGGTTGAAAGAACTGGAATTGCCGGTAGTTGGCGTGAACGTGGCCGAGGCCGAGAGCCCGAACGCGAACCCGGAAATTCAATTTAACCGACTCAGGGATGAACTATGGTGGAAGGGCCGTGAGTGGCTAGAGCAGCGCGATTGCAAGCTGCTAGACGACGACGACACCATTGCAGAGCTAACCACGCCGACCTATACGATCCTGAGTAACGGCCGGATTCAGGTCGAGAGGAAAGATGACCTGAAAAAGCGCGGGGTGGCGAGTCCGAACAGGGCAGACGCGTGGTTGTTGACGTTCCACGCTGGCGGCTTCCCGAGAATGAAGCCATTGACTCCGATCAGTTACAGCACTCGCGGCATCGTATAGACACACGCAACAGGGTCGGCTAATATGGGCGTAATCCGCGAAAGGGAGATTGACCGGGCTATCCGCGAAGTGGATGCGCTGGTCATGCTTCTGGAATCGGTCAACGCGAGCCTAGCGGCGATTGAAGATCGCCTGAAAGCCCTAGAAGATGACAATCGACAACGAAGCGCTTCTAGCGGCAATCGAGGCAGGCCGAGAAAACAGCTACGGGACGGATGAAACATCTGATCTAGGCGCAAAGCGCGCGCGGGCAATCGAAGCCTATCTCGGGCTAAACAACAATCCCGCACCCGAAGGACGCTCGCAGGTCGTTGATCGCAGCGTCTACGAAACAATCTCCACCCTGATGCCGTCGCTGGTCCGCATCTTTGCGGGCAGCAGCGATGAAGTTGTGAAGTTCACGCCGGGCGGGCCGGATGACGAACTAGCAGCAGAGCAGACGACGGGAGTCGTCAGCCACATCGTCACGCAGCAGAATCCGTGGGAGCAGATCGTAGGTGATTGGATTCACGACGCCATGCTGCTTGCCAATGGCTACGCATACGCCTATTGGGATTCGTCCGATGCGATGGTGCGCGAGACGTATACCGGGCAATCGGATGACCAGATCGCGCAACTGCTGGCAGATCAAGAGATCAAG